CGGATAAGGGCGACGTCGTCGACTTCCTGCGCGAGCACACGCTCGGCGAGCTTGTCGAGATCGTGCAGGACACGCCGGCGCTGTCAGAAGCGCCGCAGGTCAGCGATGACGCGGTGGCGGATGAGGACGGCGCGATAGAGCGATACCAGACGATGCGCCGCGACGCGGTGTTTTCGATGCCGCCCGTCGAGTTTCTCGTGGATGGGCTGATCACCGACACGGGCTTCACGATGATGTACGGTGCGCCCGGCACGGGCAAGTCGTTCCTCGCCATCGACATAGCGCTCAGCGTCGCGCACGGCGTCCCGTGGCAGGGGCAAGAGGTCAAGTCCGGGCCGGTACTTTATATTGCGGGCGAGGGCATCGGCGGATTTTCAAAAAGATGGAAGGCGTGGGAGAACCACCACGGCGTCAAGGATGAGCCGGACCTGTACCTGCTGCCGACGGCGGTCAACTTCCGCGAGGAAGAGGACATAGCGCGGCTGGTGGCGACGATCGAGGACATCGGGCAGCGGTTCTCGCTCGTGATCGTGGACACGGTGGCGCGCGCTATCGCTGGTGCCGAGGAAAACAGTAGTACGGATATGGGGCTGTTCGTCGCAGCGTGTGACGAAATTAAGGCGCTGACGGGCGGTGCGCTGCTCGCGGTGCATCACGCGGGCAAGGACAGCAGCAGGGGCGCACGCGGCTCTACGGCGCTTCTGGGTGCTGTTGACACGTCGCTGATGGTCGGCAAGTCAGAAGAGATCGTGACGCTGCGTACCGAGAAGATGAAGGACGCGGAGCCGATGGACGACATCAACCTGCAAATGCTGGTGGTGCCGGCGTCGATTTCCGAGACGTCCGTCGTGCTGGAGCGCACCGACGAGAAGCCGAAGAAGAAGAAGGAGTGGCGTCCCGTCGGTGCACAAAAGAGGGCGCTGCAAGTGTTTGAGAACCTGTGCGTGGATCGCGGCTCGCCGAAGATCAGATACAACGATTGGACGGCCAAAATGCACTCCGATATGCCCGACACGCCGGACAGCACGAAGGGATCGGCTCGCGACGCATTAATCGACAATGAATGGATCATCTCCGTTGATGGTGTATGTTGGAAAAACAAAGAGATAGATGGTGTTTCATCGTAGTATCGGAGCGCTCCGTCGGAGCGTCGTAGCACTCCGTCCGATACGACGCGCCCTATGGGCGTCGTAGCGTCGGAGTACGAACCGGATCGTAGAAGGGGAAAAAGATATGGCTACAAGGAAGAGAGTGCCGAAGGGTAAGACGTCGAGGGATTGGCGGTTCTATCCGTCAGAGCGAGACGCCGATAAGTGCCGGGCTGCGCTTGCGACATATGACGCTGTCGTGAGGGCGCTGGAGGTGAAGTGGGGGGTCGACCGATTGCCGCTTCTGGTTGAGGCGGATCTGCGGGATCGCTTCTGGGCGCAGATGGATGTGCTTAATGCGGCGCTGACGAAAGGTAGCGGCGTCGAGGTCGAGGAGGCTGTCGCGGCGACGGTGCGAGGTATGCAGGCGCTGGAGCGCAGGGCGATGGAGCTTGGGGCGGAGACGGTGACGGGCGAAGTGTGGGAAGAGACCACGCCGAACGGAGCCGTCGTGGCTGTGTGCCGAGACGCAAGCGAGATCGCGAAGATACGCGACGACGGCCGGCTCGACCGGGTCTACACGATGAGCGAGGTCGCGGCTATTGTCGAGGCGTGGGAAGAAGGCAAGGCGGGCCAGTTGACGAACAAGGTGAAGTCACTGTTCGATGGTGCTACAATCGAGAGCGTGAAGCCAAAGGTCGTCGAGGCTGACCTAAATGACGAGATTCCTTTCTGATGGCTAACAATGATGGATGGGAAAACACGTTGGACATAATTTACTCCAACAAAGAGTACCAGCTTTTGGGCAGCCACGCTTGGGTCGACGTGCACACGCTGACGGTCCACATTATGCGCGTGAAAGATGGCGTTAAGGTGGAGATCTTCCCGGCGGCACATGACGGGGTGAGCGGGCCGATGGCGACGTGCAAGGCGAAGTGGACTGAGCCTGACCGCGGTAACAAAACAAAGGTGGTGAAACGATATGTTCGTTGAGGGCGATGGCAGCTTCGCAAAGTGGCTTGACCGCGGATGCTGCCCGAAGTGTCAGGTCGGGCCGTTGGAGGGCGCTGAGGGCGTCAGGAAATGCTGCCGATGCGGCTTGATGATTGGAGACAGGGATGAACAAGTTACAGGCGCTGGACAAGGCCACAAACGCCGTGGCCGAGCGTGGCGAGAATTATGGCGACGTGCGGGAGAACCATCAGCGGATAGCGGCGCTCTGGTCGGTCGTGCTTGGGCGAACCGTAACGCCTGAGCAGGTGGTGCTTTGCATGACGTGCCTGAAGGTGGCGCGTCTGGTCGAGACGCCGGATCACGAGGACAGTTGGGTCGACATCGCTGGGTATGGAGCGTGCGGAGCAGAGGTGGCGACAGATTGGACCGACGATGGCTGAGGTGATTAACCTCGAAGAGCAAGAGCGTGACTATGTGCGCTTCTTTCGTGAGCACTGGGACTGTGACTGGTGTGGCATGCCGACGCGAGGTCGGGTGTATGAAGAGACGCAGACTGTCGTGTGCAGCGCCTGTCGCAAGCCGTTGCTTGAGATAGACAGCGACCCGCAACACTACATTGCGTTTGAGGAGGATTTCGACTGATGGCGTATCCGAAAGTGGATGAGAGCGTCTGGCCGGAATTCTTGGAGCGGATCAGCAACGGCGAAGCCGTGCGGGTGATCTGTAAGGACAAGAGCATGCCAAGCTGGGCGACAGTGGCGAGGAAGATCGCCGCCGAGCCGGACTTCGAGAAGCAATATCGGATGGCGCTAGAGTTTCGGGGCATGATGCTCGCCGAAGAGCTTGACGAGATTTACCGAGACACACGAGCTGGGATGATTGACCCGGCAAGCGCTCGTGTTGCCGCTGACATCCTCAAGTGGCAGGCGGCTCGGATGACGCCAAAGATCTACGGAGACAAGCAGCAAGTCGAGGTGACGCCGACGAAGGGCGGGTCGTATCTTGAGGCGCTCACGCAGGTCAACGCGACCGAGCCTGTGACGCTGACAGACGAGCGAGACACACAAGCGAACACACTACGCGCGCGCGGCGGTAGCACTCAAAACGAGTGTCCTGATAGCGACATAATATAGGGCTGGAAATGGGAAATGCGTAAGTCATTGAAAACGTTACATCGCGGAAACGCATAATGGACATTATGCGACATTCGGCAGAAAGTTAACCAGATTTCGGTAGACCCCCCCGTCATCGCACACGGCCGGGGCCGAAGAAAATATATATACCCCTCCCCACCCCCACCCCGCTCTCGGAGAACCCGCATGACCCCCAGCGCCGCCGAAAATAATGACCTCGTAGCGATGATCGCGCAATTCCGCGACGATCCGCGCTTTTTCGTGCAGTCCGTCCTCGGCGCAACGCCTCAGCGCTGGCAGGCCGAGGCGCTCGACGCGATTGCGACGCACGACAAGCTCGCGATCAAGTCGGGCCACGGCGTCGGGAAGACGGCTTTCGAGAGTTGGGTCGTGCTGTGGTGGCTGTTGACCCACTACCCTTGTAAGGCAGCCGTGACCGCCAACAGCGCGCACCAGCTTTCGGACGTGCTGTGGACGGAGATCGACCGCTGGGCGCGAAATATGCCGCAGGCGTTCAAGGATTTGCTCGATTTCAAGTCAGACAAGATCGCGCTCAAGGGTGCGTCGGACAGCTTCGCCGTCGCGCGGACGAGCCGCCGGGAGAACCCGGAGAGTCTCGCCGGATTTCACTCCCCGCACATGCTTTTTGTGATCGAGGAGGCATCCGGCGTGCCGAACGTGATTTTCGAGACGGCGTCGGGCGCTCTGTCCACCCCCGGCGCGAAAATTATGATGTGCGGTAACCCGACCCGCTCCGATGGGTATTTTTACGACGCCTTTCATAGTGACCGCGAGAAATGGCACTGCATGACTGTGTCGTGTGAGGACGGCGACTATGTCGATCCGAAATTCATCACCGATATGGCTGAGAAGTACGGCGAGGCGAGCAACGTGTTCCGCGTTCGCGTGTTGGGTGAATTCCCTACGCAGTCGGACGACGTGCTGCTGCCGCTGCACCTTGTGGAGGATGCGACGCACCGCGACGTTGAGGCGGGCCCAACCACGCCGTCGGTTTGGGGGCTCGATGTCGCCCGCTTTGGCTCGGACAGGTCCGCGCTCGCGAAACGGCAGGGGAACGTGCTGGTTGAGCCGATCAAGACGTGGCAGAACAAGGATTTGATGGAGTTGGCCGGGATCGTGCTTGCGGAGTACGACGCCGTGCCGTACAGCAAGCGCCCGCAGGCGATTTACATTGACGCCATCGGGCTGGGAGCCGGTCTGGCGGACCGCCTGCGCGAGTTGGACATGCCTGCGGTCGCTGTGTCGGTCAGCGAGACCGCGTCCCTGAAAGATCGCTTCAATCGCCTGCGCGATGAGTTATTCTGGGCCGCGCGCGAGTGGTTCGAGGCGCGGGACTGCAAGATACCGCAGGACGACACGCTGATCTCGGAGTTGACGGGGATCAGGTACAAGTATCTGAGCAGCGGCAAGCTGAAGATTGAGAGTAAAGACGAGATGAAGAAGCGCGGCCAGCGCTCGCCCGACGTGGCGGATGCTTTCGTGCTGACGTTTGCGGCGCAGGGTGCGGTTGCCGGTGGCTTCTCTAGGGGTTACAATAGCAACCGCGTAGTCAAGCCGAAAACGAACTGGGTGGTGTGATGGCGAC